TCGGGTAGTTTGGAGTTGTATAACAGAATTGAATTCCCGGATTTCATTAAAATGTCCGGACAACTTTCGTTAGATTTTTCATTTACATGCGTTTCTTGTTGGTTCTCCATTTTTTCGATTAGTATAGGATGAGTCGAATAGAAATAAATACCTGAAACAAATGAAAGTATTAAAAATATAAGTAATAAAAAGAGAATAGGTTTCTTCATTTGAAAAATATATACTATAATAAGAATTTTATCATCTCCAAATGTTATCCGGCATTTTCATGTACAATATCTATGTAGTGTATATAGAATGAGTCAAATTCAACGACCAATAATAGGGCTTGTGTATGCAAGTTGGTGCGGACATTGCCAGCAATTAAAGCCGGAATGGGAAAAAATGAAAACATCGGTGTCATCCAAACAGGAGATTATTGAAATCGAAGAATCTGAAAAAGAACGATTGGAAAAATTCAAACAAATGAATCCATCTTTAGAAATTAATGGATATCCGACGATTTTTAAAATACATTCTGATGGACGTGTTGAGTATTTTGATGGTCCGCGTGATGCAGTTCATTTGAAAAAATGGGCATCAATCACACCAAAACATATGACATTTAGAAAAAAAATGGGAGGTCGTCGCCGACGACGAAACGGTACACGCAAATACAGAAAATCTACGAAAACCCAACAGAAATAAAATATATTTACATATTATAATGAGTTTTGTTCCGGTTGTATCTACTCCATATGAACCAAATCCTAAATATATTAATAGTTTTTCGTATTCTGTGAACGATTTACAATTATTCAAACAGATAACTTTTAATGTCGTATTGTTTGACCAATATAAATTACCCATTTGTGCTCAACTAATTACCATGGCGGGTGATGATTATTCAAATTGGGGAAGTGATGATACTTATGTTGTACATTTTATTTGTTCGAAATTAGGATTAACACCTTTGTCCGATGTACCTCCGCCAGTGGACCCTACACCCACTCCTGTGGAACCTACTCCTGTAGAACCCACTCCAGTAGAACCCACTCCAGTAGAACCCACTCCAGTAGAACCCACTCCAGTAGAACCCACTCCAGTAGAACCCACTCCAGTGGAACCTACCCCAGTGGAACCTACCCCAGTGGAACCTACCCCAGTAGAACCCACACCTACATCGAGTTCAAATGAAGTAGATTTTATTGAAAATGTTCCTGTAATGGTTCCATAAATAATCTATATATAATACATCTTTCCAAAGATATATTATAACGTCATTCATTATTCATCCATCGGTGGATTTTTAACAGAATACAAGTTGTAATTATAGACAATCGCCAATTTTGTGAGAGGTACCTTATAATACACTACATTACAAACTGCTCCATATAATCCTTGTAAGTTGCTATTTGTTATTCCGCCACTGCCTGTGTAAATAATATCTCCTTCATCAAATACAGGTGTTTCCATATTAAAATCATATGACCTTTCTAATTCACCATTAATAAAAATATCTGTATTGTATTTGCGAATAACGATGGGCGGTGGCGTAGTTGCACCTATTTCATTGGTTTTTGGTGGTGGTGTTGGAATGATTTCATCGTAACTTATAAAGTTAATAACAAAATTATGCCATTTTTGTAAGGGAAGACTTATTTTAAACATTTGAGAACCTACATACAAATTAAAATCATTATTATTAGATACATTGGAATAACTTACACGAATGTGTGGAGTTTCTTCAGTTGAATCGGAATAATTAAATATTGTGGTTTCCTGGGAATATCCGATTTTCGTGTTGGGTCCCGGATTTAAATATATCCAAAATGAAATCGAACTATTGCTGTTTTTTTTCATTTCCTGTAGTGGTTCGTCAATGTATTTCTGTGTGTTTAACATTACGGGTTCATCTAAAAGTACAATTTTTTCCGGAAAAGACTTATTGTATGCAAATGGTACAATATAGAAATACATCATAATCAATAAAATTTCAAGAATAAATAAAATAATCAACGTAGTTGATGTGTTGGAGTATTCTGCAGCGATGAATCCAGCCATATCACGAATCATACAAGGAATATAAAACAACAAATTAGCAAAGAATCCAATCCATCCTGGTAATTTGCGAATTTTCTCTGAAAAAATCACTTGAATAATAGATAACGCTACGAGAGCAATTAATGCAATCACTACATACAACATATAACTGTTAAAAATATAATTAAATATTCCTGTTTTGCCTACATAAAAGAGAATATAAAACACTACACATGCAGTAATCGATATTAAGAGAACCGGTAATGAAAAACTGGTCTCAAAAGAATAAAACAATATTAAAAATAAAACCAGAAGAATCGGTGAAGCAATCATCATGACATTGTAATTAAAGTTTTTTGTAAACGCTTTTGCATCATTTGATGCTAAATATATTTGCGAATATACAAAATATAATATAATAATAATAATTAAATAAAATCCATAAATATACATTGGATTTCCCGATGATGTCGGAATTACAGAATCCATTATACATATACTATATATTTTTACATGTAGTATATACTTGATTGAATCGTAAGCAGATAGGAATGGATGAAGTATGGTAGATAGCAATATACATAAAGGATAATAGATTACATATCATATACACTTTGTAATAATTTTACAAAAGCGACCTTATCATGTTCTCTATTTGAAGACTTTACGCGAAAATATAAATAGTCGGTTAAATTTTCAGGAAATACATTGTTATCATTATGGATTAAATAATACATCAAGTTCTCTGGAAGAGGTTGTACATTTGCAATAGTTTTTATTTTATTTGACAGAAACACATCATCATATTCAGTTGTATAATAGTCGTTGTTATGTATTGTTTCACATAGTTTTATACAAACATCTTTTGATAAAATGATACCAGTACCACTTATAAATTGATTAAACATATAGATTCCTGAAAAGAGTTGGGTATTGGGCAAATTTAATTCAAATAATTTGGGTATATTCCAAAAACTGGAAATATTTGTACGAATCAAAATATCATAATGAAAATATTGATTTACATATTGCATTGTTTGATGTGTTTTTATTAGTATTCCTGGAATTATACTTTCTTTTCCTGGATTTACGTACAAAATATTATCTGTTTGTGTTACTTTTAATTCATCCGTATTATTGATATCTTCGTTAAATTGTATAAAGAAATAAAGAAGCGAATACTTTTGACACATTTCATTCATGTAAGTTTCAATAATTTTTTTCATAAACATATATACTGGGTCATTTTCAGAATAAATGATTAAAAATAGGATAGTTTGCATTCTATATGTGTGTCAAATATTTTATATAATTTTCACTAAAATATATTTTACATACATTTCTTTAGTTTTACACTCGTGTATAACGGTTTATAGATTTTCAATGGTTGTTTTCTTTCCATGACATTCCCTACAGAGAGCCACTAAATTATCAATATGATTACTTCCTCCATGTTCTAATCTAATTTTATGGTCGACTTCAAACCATGCATTCAATTGTTCATGACATTCTCCACATTTCCAACCTTGACGAGATGCTACAAATTTCTTCTTGGTTTCACTTACAGAACGTTTTACTTTTGTTGGAGTTGGAGTAGCAGTAGGAGCACCTCCAATAGGGGGTCTTCCAGATGTCATCAACTTACGTTCTTGGTTGGACAATTGCAAATGTTGTACCGGTAATACATGACTTGTATTTTCTTTTCCGAACTGTTGTTTGCTGGTAAAATCCAGAATAGGATTCAAAATCTTAGAAGTGTTTTTATCAAGTGGCATGTATTTTAAATATTCGTTTGTAGTTGTCAACATGGTACCTGCACTCAATGGGTTTTTTCGTATTAAATAACATAGAAACAATCCAGCAAGTGCAATGCCAATCATTTTATAATATTTTGTCCATTTCATTGCCATATTCAAATATTTCCCATCGGTATACAAATTGAAAATGATGAGTCCTGTAATACCTAATATAAGGATTTCTATACGCATTGGTTTCTTAATATACATGTATATTTTTGTTTGATTATCTTACATATTGCTACTGAACATGTAAATAAAAAACAAACACACGAATATAAATACAGCAACAATGGTGTGCTTTTTCCATTTTATTTTGTCTGACAAATAAATTGGTTTGGGGGTATATTCATATAAATATTTTTGTATGGCTTCTGAGTAAGAGATTTCTTCTTTTCCGAGCATGTGATTTATTTTGTTATGAATGAAATGAACCCATTTCAAAAAGGATTCGCGATTATCTAAATATGGGGATACAGGGTATTTGTCCAACAGATGACTAAATGTATTGCCCATTTCTGGGTCAGGAATAAATATGGGAAGATTGATAATAAAATCATAATATTTGCGTTTTGTAACAGGATTCACATTTTCTGGATAATACATAGCTAAAGTCATGAGAAAAAACCAATAATGGGGTCCCCACACAGATGAATATTGTGAGGTTTTACTATTAAGATGTGATGGTGCAGATATACCTGATGTATCGGCTGTAAATTGCATCCGGCTATAAACTATATAGAAAGAATGGATTATATTCTTATCATTTGACTGTATAACAAATAAACTGGATGGAACGGACAGACAAAACAGACAATAACAATATTTTCTGTAGTAATTGTGGAAAAACCGGACATACATATAATCAATGCAAAACTCCGATTATTAGTATGGGTGTAGTTGCGTTTACTGTGGACAAAACAACCAATCAATTAAAATTTCTAATGATTCGACGAAAACATACTTTAGGATTTATGGATTTTATGCGAGGCAAATATTCGATTTATGACCGTGAATACATACTGAATTTAATAAAAGAAATGACATTGTATGAAAAAGAAAGTTTATTACAGAATGACTTTGATACCT